TAAGCATCCAAGGCATATGTGAGTCAAATATAAGTTGATAAATCTCCGCACCCGAAAGTACATCCGACCTACCATCTTCCCAATCAACAGTAAGTGCAATGTCCTTGCGTTGATCCATAACTGCTTCGTATTCTTCTGTTGCAAATCTACCTTCCCAACTTCCTGCAAAGCTCTTCTTCTTAAGAGTCATATCTTCATGTACACGAGCATCTGAAATTTCAGGACGGATTTGTCCTACAATAGTTTCAGGCGCCATATTTAATGCACGAATCACTGATGGATACAGTGAATTCAAATCCATTGACGCAATCCATTTGTGCAATCCTTTTTTAGGAAATGCAACATAAGCACCAGCAGCCTGTGTGTTTTCGTCATCACGTCTAGGACGATTAGGTACACGTAAGTCTCTATTATGTGCTTCGTTAATAATACCTTGCTCTGTAACAGCAACAGCACCCATAGTAGTCTGTAGCAATACTGTGTTTTCGTGTGCAACAGTATTACTGAGATCAATAAAGCGTAGCTTCTTATCTAGTTTGTCAAGTAGTGCAGTATCTTGAATGTTGTATTCGATAAACTTGCGGAAGTCATTGTTGTATAGTTGATCTAATGTACCCTCATACGGTACCTTATTTTCACCCACTTCAATCTCACCAATTGCGTCCAATCGATATGTATGACGTTCTTCATAAGTATACTTTCGATATAGTTCTAAACTGTCCAAGTGTACACGCCCAACCAAGTCAAATGTAACTGCTTGCTTCCCGTATTTTTCATATTCACGCTTCTTGGGCAACTGTCCCCACAAGCAGAATCTACGTGTGTCATCTTTGCTTAGTACACGACTAACTCTGTTAACAGTATACGGAATATCGTATCCTTCACTGTTCCAACCACTTAGTATGTCTGCATCTTGTATCAAGTCTAAGAACGTGTTTAGCATGTCTGCTTCTTTTTCAAACAGCACAACACCTTCTAAGCCTTCTACTTCTTTTTCAGCTTGTTCCATAGAAAGCGTTTTAGGCGGTACAGCAAGACACACCATTGTTTCTAACCATTGCAAATAAACAGACACAGACGTAATACCCATAAACGGATCTGCTGGATCAGCAAAACCACGCTCTGGATCAAAGTCTGTCTCAATATCGAAAAAAGCAATGTTTAGTTTAGGTGCATCTTGATTAAGATAGTTTTCACTCAAACATTGGAAGATTGGATTAATATCACTTTCGAACAAGTTTTTGCCTTTGTTAATAGCAACTTCTTTGCGAAAGTCTTTTGTATTCTTACATACAATGCGTGTTAAGGGATCGCCATATACACTTTTGTATTTGCCTCGTGGGTCTTCATAATAAAAAGTATACTTTGCAGGATATTCTGTAAAGTGTCTTTTACCGTCTCTGCGTTCTACGACACGGATAATATCCTGGTCGCGATCGAACATCGCGTCTACGTATGGCATTTAATTTTCTCCTCGTTGCTTATGGCCAACTTAACCTTCATACTTGCTCGACTATTGTCATTGAGCGTATTAATATTTATTACCACCAGCGCATTGCTACGCCAAAGCCGAGTACGTTAACAAATATAAACCAACCTGTTAGCATCATCGGCCAAGCTAATTTACGTCGATAGTATCCTAGTACACCAAACACACTACCAATAAAAAAGCCAGGATAAACAATACGCATATCTGGAGCATCTGCTGTAAGTGCTAGACTAGCACTAGCGGCTACGGTAAAAACAAAACTCAGTAACTCGTATACAAATGCTATTCGGTCAGAGCGATAACTGCTCTTCCAAAACTCTATTATAGCATTCACTTATCATAGCCTAACGTAGTAACGATTGTTTCAAGATCGTCATACGCATCTGCATGTTGGTCCCAATCACGATTTTTAGCAATCTTAATTGCTTTGTTAATTAAACTCGGTTTAATGTCCATTTCTTCTGCTACTGCCTTTACAGTATCTTTTAAACCAGTTTGTAAATCTTCTACTTCTTGCAGTACAGTTACGCCTTCGCGAACAAGGCGCTCTAGTTTGGCTTTTTCATCAGCCCCGTAGGTACGAGATCCCATATATAAACTCCTATTAGTTTTGTTTAGTTTGTATTATTATAGTAGAGATTTAGATAAAAGTCAACCGGAAACTTATTTTTTAAGTTCGTATTCTGCCAATTTTGCATATAGCATGTTTTTAATAGATGTTGACTCGTCTTTTTTAGCATTTTTAGTTGCAGTTGCATACATTACTGCTTCTGCGTCTTTGCCATAACGCTTCTTAAAATCGTCTTTGTTCTTTTTCATACCTTTAACGATTTTTTCTTTTTTGTTTTCTTCGCCTTTAGTAAGTGAACGCTCTGATAACAGTTCTTCTAGTTGTGCTACTCTTGCTTCTAGTGCAGCAATTCTATCTTCTGAGCTCTCGCCTACAAGTTTGTCTTTTAATGGATGAGGTTGTTCGCCTGTATGGCTCGGCTTAGACATTTTCGGCATAGGGTCTTTGCCCTTTGCTTGTCCAGCACTGCCTGTTTTTTGCTTGCCTTCTGTAACTACACCTGCAAGTGCAGCAAAGTCACTTAACGAATAATCTTTATCCAGTTGTAATGAACCTTCGTTTACTTCATAACTTTCTGTAACTTGTGTTGGAACTACTGGTGCTGCTTGAGCTGCACCTCCACCTATTGCTTGTAATTTTGCTAAATCTTCTGCAGGATTACTCGGCTCAATGTTAAAAAGTTTATGTTGTAGTGCGTGATAGTCCATTATTAACTTCCTGTAGGATGTCCGCCTGTGTTAGGTTCATATTCTTTTGGTGCAATTTCCTGCGGATCAATTTTTTGAGGCTGTAAAGACGCTCTTAGTTTTTGTCTTAGTTTTTTACCAATACGTTTTTTATAACCATCTTCTGGGTTATCTGATTCGGCATGCATTGCTGCCATATGCTTTTTGTATTTTGCAGAACCTTTTTTGTGTGGGCTTTTACCTTCTTTCATTGCTTTGTTCTTTTCGTAACAATCGCAATGAGGACAATCTGGACCACAAGAACATTCAGTTACTGGTTTACCACAGCACTCCTCTGGGCACATTTCTACGCCTTCGTTCATACCTTCGCCAAATTTCATATCATAGTCTAGGTTATGATACACACTTCCGATATAGTCAGCTGCCTTAGTAATCTTTGCTTGCTGCCAGCCTTCTAATCCTTGTTCTTCTGACACGCCTTTTAGCATATCGTGTAATTTAATGGCATACTTAGCAATCTTATAAAGATCAGCTCTAGCCATTTGCACTTCGTGATCAGCTTCTGCTCTGCCAGCTAAATCAGCTAATCCTTCTTTAATTGCTTTGCTCATGTTTTCTTCCTTTGTTTCGTTTTTAACAACGTATTGTCTATATTTTTTATGTGTTTTATTATATGCTTTCACACCATCTTGTGCAGAAAGTGTTCTTCCTGAATTACTTATCCATTCACCTTTTTTAGCATCATACTTAAATTTTATTTTGCCATCCATAAACTGTGCTGTATCTGGAATTGGTTTTTTTATGTCTAAAGGAGCATTACTTACGTTTTTGTCAATATCTACAGTTTTCTTTGGATCTTTTTCTTTAGATTTTTTTACAGTATCAGCTGTTCCTGCTCCGCCTTTTACTTTTTTAGTATCTTTATCTTTAGTTTTGCTGTCTGGGTCTGCACCAGGATCGGTAAAAAATTTCTTTATACCTCTTTCTAAAGAATCAGGAGCAAGCCATCCTCCTTTTTGGGTAGCTTGCCAGCCCTTGCCCATACCTCTACCAAAGGCACTTCTTACCCTTTTATCATCTTTTTCATTTATATCTTTAATACGCATACTGTATTTATCGCTTGTTCTTTTTCTTCTTCTTTTTCTGCCCCATAATATTTGTATCCATATCAAGGGCATTTTTTGCAGTACCGTCTGCGTTTTTCATTTGACGACTAATCATGCCACCTACTGGAGTAGCAACACTTGCAACACTTCCTGCTGATGTAGTTTCATCTAATATATTTCTATCAATGTCTGTTATTTTCATTGTATTGCCTCCAAAAAGTATTACGTTCGTTAGTGCTTAGTCTTTGTGCTTCGTGTTCTTTAAGTTTTTTAACGTAATATTCTATATCCATTATTTTTTCTTTCTACCAGACTTCATGTTCGCACACCAGTGATACATTTTAGCCTTCTCACCACTTGCGTTCTTAGCACGTTTTCTTAAACTTGTAACACTACCTTTGCAACTAGCACCTGAACGCTTTACACGCCCTGGTCTGCTTTTGCCTTTTTTCTTACCGTCAGCAAAGTTTTCGTTTTTCTTTTTACTTGCACAATGAGCTTTTTGACTAAAGCCTTTTGGATTAGAACAGTTAATACTATCTTTGTATTTTTTGCTCCAACCTTCGTCGAGCATATTTTCTAATACTTCGTCCACCATATATACACGAGCATATTCTGCCCCAGTTAATCGTAATGCGTCTAGTCTATGATGTCCGTTAACTACTCTGCCTTTGCGATCAATTTGTAAAGGTGCATAATCGTCGTTTAAAACTTTTACTAACTGTCTACCTAGTTTATGCCACTGACGTTCGCTCTGTACACTTTTTAATTTATCTAGTTTAATTTTTCCAAGCGGTCCTAATTTTTTAATTTGTGGAGGTGCTTCGCCGCCTGTAGGTTTTTCATCATAATGAAAATCTTTATAACCGCCGGCATCTTGTACTTTATAACCTATGCGCTTTAGTTGCTTCATAAGATACTTCATTTCTTTAGAACCTGCATAAGGAGCAACAACTATATCTGGTTCGTCTACATTAGAATTTGCTGGCATACTTTTTAGATTAGCCATATTAGTGCCT